GACTTTAAAAAAGCGTTTAGTTTTTTCTTCCATATTTTTCTGATTTTATTTTTTTAATACAGAATTATGTAGTATCTTTGTAATCGCATTTGGTCAAGAAATGCGACTGACATCGCTAAATTTTCCCATTTAGGGAGTTTAGATATTTCACCTCTGTAAGGCTTGACCACTTGCAGAGGTTTTTGTTTATATACAACCGACCTCAATTCTACCTTTCACGACCACAGCCGCCTTGGGGTAGTCTTATTTCTCGCAAAGGGAGCAAGCGAGGGCGCAGGATATGAGTGAGGATGCGCTGCAAGACGATGACAATATCGGAATGCCTCATGTCACTTGTTGAATTTGTCTTAACAAGTGGGCGAAGAACGGCGACGAGAACTCTCGGTATAAAGTTCAGAGCAAAATCCCTCCCACTATGGGTAAGGGTGGATTCTGCTCTTTCGACTCCTCTTCCTCTGGTATGTTTATTCTTTAATTATTATAGTTTGGGCGCATTTTTTATGAACGAATTAAGAATTTTTGAAAACCCACAATTTGGGAAAGTAAGGACGGCAGGGACAACGGATAATCCATTATTTTGTCTTGCCGATGTGTGTAGAGTGTTGGAACTCCGTGTTGATGGTGTTACTTCAAGATTGAAATCCGATGGGGTCAATCGAATTGGGGTCATCGATAGTATGGGTAGACAACAGACGGCTATATTTGTGAACGAGCAAAACCTATATAAGGTTATTATGCGCTCCGATAAGCCGCAGGCAGAATCCTTCCAAGATTGGGTATGCGGAGATGTGTTGCCGTCAATCCGCAAACATGGTGCTTATATGACGGATAACATTATAGAACGCACGCTATCCGACCCTGACTATCTTATCCAACTCGCCACGGCTCTCAAAGAAGAAAGACAGAAGCGTATTGAAGCGGAACAATCCGTAAAGGCTGCTCAGCCTGCTATCACCTTTACTAAAGCGGTCAGCGGTTCTGTGTCTTCCTGTTTGATTGGTGAACTCGCAAAGCTAATCAACCAGAACGGCACTCCTATGGGTGAAAGGCGACTATTCCAATGGATGCGAGATAACGGCTATCTCGGCACGAAAGGAGAACGCTACAACATCCCTAATCAGAAGTACGTTGATATGGGTTTATTTGAACTCAAAAAAGGTGTGCGAAGTGGTAACAATGGGGTGCTGCACACGACTATTACAACGAAAGTAACGGGCAAAGGTCAAATTTACTTCGTTAACAAGTTCAACAATCATTAGAAATCGGTTGTATCAGTATTTCAAAGAATGAGCATATTTGATATGCTCTTTTTTATATATATATAAGGTGTATTTGTGAATAAACCTTTCGCAATGTTAAATATTAGTTAAATGCTAAATAAATCTGTATTATTCTTTGGTAGTACAGAAATCTTTAGTACCTTTGCACTGTAAACAATTTAGTACAACAGCAAAGGTAAACCTTTTAGTTGAGAAAAGCAAGTGTTTACAGCGATTTTTGAACTATTGAGACAAAAAGATATTGAAAATGAAAGGCTGCAAGCGAGACTAACAATCCGTGACCTTGCAGATGGCAGAAGTAAATATAGAGATTAAATAACGCTACGAAAACCCTCTATACGTAAGAGAGTAGGCAGGTTAGGGGTCTGTCTCGCTAAATGAATATATAACGCACACTGCGAATGAAATAAGTTCGCTACTATTCGATTAGGGTGTGCGTACGAATGAACTAAAAACTGATTGATTATGAAAAAAGAAGAGTTAGAACTACTGAAAGAGAAAATTATAGACGTCTGTGTTGATGCTGGGCGTGATGGCAGCGGTGTTGATGATTGCGTGTGCTTATATGAAGATGACCGATTCAACGACACACCATACGCTAATATCGATTGCTCAATCGATGTTGACGGCTATGATGAAGATGATTTTCAGTGCGGTTACGGTAATGGTACTGGCGCATATGTGGTAACATCTGTGCATGTGTGCCTAAAAGTCGAAGCATTCGATAAAGACGATACCCCAGTAGATATTGATGAATATGAATTAGAAGAAGCAATTAAATCATGTCTATATTAATACATTTATTTATGTCAGTCGGTGCATTAACTTGCACCGCTGCCGTTGCTAAATACATTTGGCAGGCAAAAGGGTGTTTTAAAGTGGTTTTTCACGATTTAAAAGATGAATGGTATGGCAGAAGATAACAGAAGCCTTTTCGATATTTTAGAAGATATGAAGGCATTAGAAGAAGATTTCTTGATTGAAGCTGAAAAGTTCAAGAAAGATTATCAGTCGAAGAAGTTGAATTTTGATTTTCTTAATAATATTCTATCGTAATATATTTGAATTATTGTTTAAGGTTACCTACGGTTCGTGAGAATAGTAGGGTTTTACCCCACAAAGGGCATATAACGCAATGTGTATGGTTCGACTCCATGCGTGGGGACAAAGTTATAATCAGGTTAGTAGTTTTAATCATGGTCACTCCTCATGGTTCGTGAGAATAGTGAGGATTTTAAGGGCATCTATGGTAGGTGAGTGGGGTTCGAGTCCTCAATGCCCACGAAACAAAAAATAATTATATGGAAAGAACACTAAAAGATAGAAAGTATAGTATTACTGGACTTTTCAAGCATATCGGGGCAGGTAACAAATTGCACGTCCCATTGAGCTGTTATACGGCAAATTCGGTAACTACCGAATGCACAAGACAAAATCGTTACGAGGGTTGCGACCCTATGAACAATAAATTTGCTACTACCAAAAAAGAGAAGGTAGGGCATATAACTATCATTCAGAGATATTAATGAATAATCTTACTATTTCTGAATTGGGCGGTATCATTGCTGATTTCGTCCGTGTTGGATATAACCTTGCTATTAAAGATTATGACCCACCGCAAGACAGACTAAGGCTGTCAGAGGTGAAGAAATGGCTTAAATTCAGAAAGATAGATTTTAAGACGTTTCAAGAATTAGAGAAACAAGGACTAATCCATGCTCGCAAGGGTGAGGCTGTAAACTCTCCTTTGTATTACTCAAAGAAAGAAATACAAGAAGCATTTGCGACAATGAGATTAAACAGATTAATAATAACTAATGAATTAAAAGCTTATGACATTGATTAGAAAAGCATCGGAATTAAGTATTCCGAACACAATCAAGATGATGATTTACGGACAGGCTGGTATGGGTAAGAGTACGCTTGCACTTTCGACTCCTAAACCTCTATTGTTGGATTTCGATAATGGTGTAAAACGTATTAATATGTCCCACTTAGAAGGTATTGATACGGTGCAGGTCGGTAGCTGGCAAGACGTGAAAGATGTCTTACAAGAGGATTTGTCTGCGTATCAGACTATTGTCATTGACACAATAGGTAAGATGATGGACTTTATTATCACCTATAAGTGCGGAACTCGCCAACCTCAGATAAGAGATTGGGGCGGTATTAATCAAGAGTTTTCTTGGCTTACTCGAACAGTAGGAAGTCTTAACAAGAATGTTGTATTTGTTGCTCATCGTGATACTCGTAAAGAGGGTGATGACACAGTCTTTATCCCTGCTTTACGTGAGAAGTCCTACAACGCTATTGTTACAGAACTTGATTTGCTGGGGTATCTTGAAATGAAAAACGAGAATGGTAGGCAAGTAAGAACGATTACTTTCGACCCTACCAGTCGTAACGATGGCAAGAATACGTGCAATCTGGCAGGTGTTATGAATATTCCTACCATTGTCGATGTGCAAGGCAAACCAACGGCAAAGAATGATTTTATCGAACGTTCTGTTATTGCTCCTTATCTTGGTATGCTCTCTGCAAAGGAAGATGAAATCAAAAAGTACAATACTTTGTTGGCAGAAATTGAAGATGGCATATCGCAAATCACTGATGCACAAAGCGCCAACTACTTTACAGAGCATATCAATGACTACAAGCATATCGGTAGTTCATTGATGAAAGCACGTTCTTTGTTCTCTGCAAGGGTAAGTGAACTTGGGCTGGTTTACAATAAAGAAACAAAATCTTATGAAGACAAAGCAGCCTAATTACAATATCTATCCATCTTTGCTTGATGCCTATCAGCAATATGTGGATAGTGATATTATTTGGGAAAAGTATTGGGGGTTTAGTGATAATCCCCCACATACTCCCGAAGAGTTCCACGATATACAATTCCAATCGGTCATTGACCGCATAAACAGAGTACCTTATGACAATGAAGCAGTCGCTAAGGGTACAGCATTCAATGAAGTTGTAGATTGTATGATAGAACACCGTAAGTCAGACAAGGTGGAAGTTGAAAAGGTATATGAGAAGATAGTTATGGGTGCTTACGATGATGTCGAGAGTAAACCTTTGTATTGCGATGTAACCTATACGGATAAGGTTGTCGGACTCAATGCAAAGATAGGTGAACGTGTATTTTATTTTCCTATCAGCTTGTGTAAAGAATTTGCCGATTACTATCAAGGCGCAGTAACACAGAAGTTTGTCGAGGGTGTTCTCTCAACTTGTTTTGGCGATGTGAAACTCTATGGCTTCATTGACGAGTTATTGCCTTTGTCTGTTCACGATATCAAGACGGCAAGCCAATATAGCGTAGGAAAGTACAAACGCAATAGCCAACATCTTGTATATCCATTCTGTCTTATACAAATGGGTAATGATGTTAGGACCTTCGAGTATAATGTGGCTGTGATTGGCAAGTACAATTACGAAACTTTCACAGAAAGCTATGAGTTCAACCCAGAGCGAGATATTCCAATACTCCAACAGAGGTGTGAGGACTTTATCCGCTTTGTGAATGAGAATAGAGAATTGATAACAGACAAGAAACTATTTAACGAAGCGTAATGGCAAATCAAATTATCGGTAAAGTGTTCCAAATAGGGGACACTAAGGATATAAAATCAAAAGATGGCAGTAAAACCTATTACAAGCGAGAGTTAGTATTAGATGCTACCCGATTTGATGGGTTGACAGGGCAGCGAGGATATGATAATTATCCGTCGTTAGAGTTTAGCGGTGATAATTGCCAGCTATTAAATCAATTCAAGCAGGGCGATATAGTTGTGGTATCGTTTGACCTACAAGGTACGAAGTATGAGAAAGACGGACAAACACGTTTCTTTACCAGCGTTCGTGGCTATAAGGTTGAGTTGAAACAATCAAGCCAACCACAACCACAATATCAGCAGCCCGCACAACCTACCTATCAACCGCCACAAGTAGAAGATAATACACCATTCTAATGATATATAATCTTTCTTCCCCACTTGATAAGGCTAACTTCCTGCTTCGTGCTAAGAAGTTAGTCGAGAGTGGGGTAATCGTAGACTTGACCGAGAAAAAGCCGAGAAGAAGTTTACCACAGAATAAGTATCTGCACGTTATCCTTGCTTACTTTGGTACGCAGACTGGTAACACTCTTGAATGGGTCAAGCAGCAATATTATAAGAAACTTGTAAACCCTGACTTGTTTATCCGAGAAAAGGAAGATAAGTATTTGGGTAGGATAAAGGTGCTTAGGAGCAGTGCTGAACTCGATACGGCAGAAATGAGTTTGTCCGTTGACCGATTTAGAAATTGGTCAGCACAAGAAGCTGGCATATACATACCATCGGCAGATGAAGCAATACTTATTCAGCAGATGGAGATAGAAATAGACAGGAGTAAGGAATTTTTGTAAATAAGCCCGTGAGGGTTGTCTTCATTATTTAATAAATAATCTGGGTGAAGCGTCACCCACACTTGCTTTGGTGGCGGAATTGGTAGACGCACGCATAAGTTGAATGTATTATGGTGTACGGAAACACAGATGGCGCGCAAAGATAGAAGTTCAACTCTTCTTAATACATTATCTTATGTGATTTAGACGTAAATGCAGGTTCGAGTCCTGCCCAAAGCACAATTTTTGTAACTCATAATTTTAATAGTTTATTTTCACAGCCTCACAGCGGTGGGGCAAAACGATGTATGGTGTAATGGTAGCACAACAGATTTTGGTTCTGTCAGTGGTGGTTCGAGTCCGCCTACATTGACTATGTATTATTTGAAGAAAAAGAAAACAGACAAACCAAAGAAACGGCAAGCAAGCCAAGCTACTTTGGTAAAGAAGCTGGATAAGGTCTTTAGTCAGTATATCAGATTGAGAGATGCTTTCCCTAACGGCACATTCAGGTGTATATCGTGCGGAAAGATAAAGCCTTTTGACCAATCCGATTGTGGGCATTATCATTCGAGACGGCACATGTCAACCCGCTTCGATGAGGAGAATTGCAATAGCGAATGTAGATTTTGTAATAGGTTTTCAGCCGACCACCTCATCGGGTATCGTGAGAACCTTATCAAGAAGATAGGAACGCAAAGATACCAAATACTTGAAGCGAAAGCACATCAGACAAAGAAGTGGTCTTGCTTTGAACTTGAACAGCTGATTAAATATTATTCAGTCTTAGTCAAGAAATTGAGCGATGAAAAAGGGATAAGGATATGATGTATAAACTTCGTGATTATCAACAAAAGGCTTCCGATACAGCGGTAGCCTTTTTTAATGACAAAAAGGCAAAGTATAATGTTATCATGGTGCTGCCTACGGGTAGCGGCAAGTCGCTTGTGATAGCTGACATTGCAAATAGACTGCAAGGGCATACGCTTGTCTTTCAGCCGTCAAAAGAGATACTTGAGCAAAACTACAAGAAGCTATGCTCCTATGGAGTACTTGACTGTTCTGTTTATTCAGCTTCATTCAATTCAAAGAATATAAGCCGTATCACCTTTGCGACAATAGGCAGCGTGATAAGACACACAGATGACTTTCAGCATTTCAATAACGTAATCATAGATGAGTGCCACTTTGTCAACGCAAAGGGTGGTATGTATGAAGAGTTTATCCATGCTACGGGGTGCAAGGTGTTAGGGCTGACAGCCACTCCTTACAGACTAAGTTCAAGCAGCTTTGGCGCAATGCTAAAGTTCCTTACTCGTACCCGTCCGCTGATATTCTCAAAGGTTATCTATCAAGTGCAAATATCGACTTTACTCGATATGGGCTTTCTTTCAAAGATAGATTACTTCCAAATGAACCCATTAGGGTGGGATGAGAATAATCTGCAAGCAAATTCAACTGGTGCAGACTATACGGACAAATCAGTAGAAGCAGAGTATAATAGAATTGACTTCTATGGCTATTTAGTCAGTATAGTGAAACGCTTGCTTTGCCCAAAGCGTGGCGGAGCAAGAAAAGGCATATTAGTCTTTACTCGCTTTCTGAAAGAGGCTGAACGGCTGACACAAAGCATTGATTGCTGCGAAATGGTATCGGGGACAACACCAAAAGCAGAGCGTGAACGCATATTAAACGACTTCAAGAGCGGTAAGATAAAGGTTGTTGTGAATGTAGGAGTATTGACAACAGGATTTGATTATCCAGAACTTGATACGGTGGTTATGGCACGCCCTACGATGTCGCTTGCCATGTACTATCAGATAGTAGGTAGGGAGATTCGACCATATAAGGATAAACAAGCGTGGTTTGTAGACCTTTGCGGAAATATTAACCGATTTGGCAAGGTTGAGGACTTGAAGCTCATTGACACCAATGATAAAGGCAAATGGGCGGTGTTCAGTAATGGTAAACAATTAACAAATGTGATATTTCAATAATGAAAGATATAGAGATTTACAATGATAGCTTCCAAAACTATAAATCGTATCAGATACCAAAGGCGCAACTAATACTTACAGATGTTCCTTACAATCTCGGCAATAACGCCTATGCGAGCAACCCTACTTGGTACGAAGGTGGCAATAATAAGAATGGAGAAAGTGAGAAAGCTGGCAAGAAATTCTTTTCTTCGGAGAATGAATTTAGACCTGCCGAATTTATGCACTTCTGTTCAAAAATGCTGATAAAAGAGCCAAAAGAAGCAGGGAAAGCACCTTGTATGATATTGTTTTGCGAATATGAACAACAATTCCAATTTATTGAATTAGGAAAGAAATATGGACTTATGCACTATATTCCTTTGGTCTTTCGCAAGAACTATTCGCCACAGGTATTAAAGGCGAATATGAAGATTGTAGGTAATTGCGAATATGGACTACTTCTTTATCGTGATAAATTGCCAAAATTCAACAATAATGGACAGATGATTTTTAACTGCATGGAATATCCGCGAGATACAAGTACTCTAAGAGTGCACCCTACACAGAAGAGCGTACCACTACTTGAAAGGTTAATCGAAATATTCACAGATAAAGGAGATGTAGTTATAGATCCTTGTGCAGGCAGTGGAACGACCTTGTTAGCTGCGGCTAATCTTGAAAGAAAGGCATATGGCTTTGAAGTGAATAGACAATTCTGCAAAGACGCAGAAACCAAAGTTCTAAGACGGATACATAAAAAAATATTTATCTAAATGATAAAACTTGATGACAAGTTTACAATTCGATATTCCCCCCACGAGCAGCTTGTAATGTTACGGCTAATCGTGGGGGCTGACGATGACGGCATTTCACGAACGAGCTATCGAAACCTTGCAAATGATTGCGGATTGTCCCTACAAACTTGTAGGAATGTTTTATCCTCACTTGCTAACAAAGGAGATATAGACACGATTGCCAACCCGAAAGGGACATTCTTTGTGATGAATAAGTGTGATGATTATCGCTTTGGCAAGAAGAAAACCAACGAGCAATCAAAGCAGGTTTTAACGTCCTTACAAGCAAAATGTAAAGAGCGTGAGAAAGCGTTTGAAAAGAGCCTTATCCCTTTTGTTTCTTCACGTGGTGGCACTTACGAGCCTACGATGATACGTGCTTTCTTCAACTATTGGACAGAAAGGAACAAATCAGGAACTAAGATGCGCTTTGAACTTGAAAAGACGTGGGAAACTGCAAAGAGGCTACAGACGTGGGCAAGCAGGGAGAAAGTGCAAAAGAGTACTACCGCCCTTAAATCATCTGAAATGAATTACGATAAAGATAGCGATTGGTAAATGGAAAAAATAGATTTCAAATCTGCCATTGAGCGGTTACGAGATACAACGTATAAGCCACTGCCCGACAAGGTGCAAATTAGCATACCAAATGCAGAAACGCACCTTAAAGGAGGATTAAAGTACTTTTGCGGTGATGCTGCAAAATGGAACCCTGACTATGAGAAGATAGTTCAGTGGCTCACTGATAACAAAGGAAAGGGATTAATGCTTGTTGGAAATTGCGGTGTTGGCAAATCGCTGATAGGTATGAGGATTATTCCTTTACTTCTCTATCACTATTACCGTAAGATAATAACAATCTGCACGGCAAACGAACTCAACAAGTCACCCGATGATATTATCCGATATCACATTATCTATATTGACGATGTGGGAACAGAGGATATTTCTAATATCTACGGCAATAAGCGAGTGCCATTTGCAGAACTCGTTGATGCAGCGGAAAGGGACAGCAAGTTGCTGATGTTCTCTACCAACTTAGATGAAGACCATTTGGAAGCTAAATATGGCGATAGGGTGGTTGATAGGTTACACGCTATCACAAGAAGAGTAACGATAACGGGTGACTCAAATAGAAGGTAGTTATGTCGAATAATATCAACGCAGACTACGCCTATTGCAGGGGCGTGGGCTGCGAATTAAGGAACTACTGCAAGCGGTATCTTCCAGACCCTCCCGATGCTTATATGTGGTGGGTGCAAGAGAAATACCAAGAAGAAACAGGGGTATGCCCTTATTTCGACGAGAATTATATTAACTAAACCAAAATTAATATGGAAAAGAAAGTTATTGCCTACAAAGGGTTTGATAAGAACTTGAAGTGCAGAGGATTTCAGTACGAAGTCGGTAAAGAGTATGAAATGAGCGGAAGAATTGCGTGCTGTGAGAGAGGATTCCACGCCTGCGAATCTCCATTAGAGGTGTTTGATCACTACGATATGCTTAACTCTCGTTTTGCAGAGGTAGAGCAGTCTGGAGAAATTGATAAGGAAGAAGATACAACGAAAGTTTGTTCTTCTAAGATAAAGATTAAAGCAGAACTTAATCTTGCAGATATTGTGAAACTTGGAGTTGAATGGATAAAAGATGTCACTTCGCCATCTAAGCTAAAGAAAGAGACGGGCTTAAATGATAACGGTAACAATTCTGCTCAGATTGGTAGCTCTGGTTACTCTGCTAAGATTGGCTCAAGTGGTGACTATGCTCAGATTGGCTCAAGTGGTGACTCTGCTCAGATTGGCTCAAGTGGTGACTCTGCTCAGATTGGCTCAAGTGGTGACTATGCTCAGATTGGCTCAAGTGGTTACTCTGCTAAGATTGGCTCAAGTGGTTACTCTGCTAAGATTGGCTCAAGTGGTGACTCTGCTAAGATTGGCTCAAGTGGTGACTATGCTCAGATTGAGAGTACAGGTAATCACTCTGTTGTCATGGCAGCTGGTAAGGATTCTATTGCTAAGGCTAAAATAGGAAACTGGATAACACTTGCGGAATGGGATTGCATCAATGGAGTTTGGACTCCTATCTGTGTAAAGACCGAACAAGTAGATGGTGAGCGTATCAAGGCTGATACATTCTACAAACTGGTTAATGGTGAATTTAAGGAAGTTGAGGAATAGAATGAAAGAAAAGAAAGATTTATCTCTGGTGTACGCATTGAAAGAGTATGCCAGAGTAAATGGGAAAGGCGGTCCTATCATTGAAGATAAGAGGTGCTTTACATTTGACGACATCAAGGCAGCTTTCAACGCAGGGCGTGAGAGCGTGGTTGAGAATATGCCTAAAATAGAGTGGGAAAAATGTATAGGAGGACTTGTCAACAAAGACCAATTCCGAGATTGGTACATAGAAGTTGACGAGTTTGCAAAGCAAAAATACACACTTGTAATACCCGGTGAAATTCCAAGATGTTTTACCACGCTAAAGGAAGCCAAGCAGGCTGCAAACGAGGACTACAAGAAACGAATTAAACAATCATTGGGGTTATGACAATATTAGAATTACAAAAAGAACTCCAAGTAATGTACGAAAAGTACGGAGATGTCGAAGTGGTAGTGGAAGATACAGATTGGACTGGTGTTGAAAGATACCATTATGAAATCTTCAAAGTAAAAAATGTAAAGTACAACGGCAGTATAGCTGTTGCGCTGGCAAACAATTAAAGTTATGAACAGAGAAGAAGAAATTGAAGAATTAGCGTCTAAATACGCTGATGACTATGGTTATTTCAATGTAGACCTTGATGATGTTGCATGTGGGTTTATTGATGGCGCAAAGTGGGCAGACGAGCACTCTGCAAACCCTTGGCACTCTGCTAAAGATGGTGATTTACCTAAAACCAACAAGGTCAATGGAGAAGATATCTCATTTATTGTAAAAACAAAGTGTGGAAATCTTTATATCGCTTATTTTGCAAAATGGTTTGATGAAGAGTATCGTACATTTAGATATGACTTTTTTGATAATTCAGATTGTCTTCTCGAAGTCGACTATTGGATGGAGATGCCCGAGTTACCAACAGAATTAGAAAAGGATGAATTATGATTAAAGTATTATTACCATTGTGTGTTATTTTCTTTATAGTCCTTTACTTGGTATTTGCCTTTGCAAATTGGGATATAGTATGGGTGGCGCACGTAGGTTTAATTGCGAGGTGGTTGTTTATCTTGCTTTTTGTGGCATTCTTTCTTATGTTTTCAGCGGTTTATTTGGAGAGTAAAGATAAACATTGAAGATTAAAACAGTATGGTATCAATATCAGATATAGAAAATGGTTGGTATTATTGGGAAACGGAAGATTCTCATGCTAATAATACGGTAAGCGCAAACGATTTTATTAAGAATGAGTTGCCGTCAAATGTAGATGTCTATTTCCAAGATGAAAATTATTTGGAATTTACATTTGAAGATGGTAAGTATTATTCTGCAACCATATTCGGCAATGGTGATTTTACTCATCATCAAGCTAATTTTGAATTTATAAAATAATTAGTTATGAACGGAATAATAATTAACGATAAGCAGTACATCTTTCTCAAAACAGATAAGTCTGTCGATTGCGACAAGTGCGACTTGCACGAGCAGGGTGGTTGCAAGAACAGTGTAATATGCGAATCTTTCCACTACCTGCTACATGGTAGTGATGGGTGCGGAGTGTTTAAGGAACTAAAAGAAGAAAAGTAATATGAAGCGTGAAATATTGTTTAGAGGTCTTTCTAACCAAGGTAAAGGTTGGCTGTACGGAGATGTAGTAAGGAATGTGGAGGGTGCTGTGGCTATCATGCCGCCTTACCAGATGAACATGGATAATACATGTTCGCAGAATGAGGTCAACCCCGAAACTATCGGTCAGTACACTGGATTGAAAGATAAGAACGGAAAGAAAATCTTTGAGGGAGATATAATTTCTATTGGAGATCCAAATATTAAATATATAATAATGTGGCGTAATGATGGATTTTGTGCAAAGCAGATTGGCGCAAGTAGCTACATAGGTCTAACCTATTGGGCAAGCAACATAGAAGTATTGGGCAACGTAATAGACAACCCAGAACTTATAAAATAAAGCGTATGAAAAAGATAATGTTTTCAGACAAGTATTGCCTCACGCTGGCAGTACTTTACGGAACAAAGACAATGACAAGGCGAGTACTGAAAGAGGGTACACCGCTTGGTAATTGGGAAGAAACTGTAAAGCACCTGCCTTACAAGGTTGGCGAGGTGGTAGCAATAGCACAGCCTTATAAGGATATTATAGAATGTCTGCCAAAGTACAGCGACGCTATACTTGATGAAGTGGGTATGCCACGTAAAGAGTATAAGGCTGGGTGGACGAATAAAATGTTCGTTAGGGCTGACTTACTCCCTCATCACATCAAGATTACCGATGTAAAAGTGGAACGCTTGCAGTCTATATCAGACGAAGATATTTTGCGAGAAGGCATAAGAAAGGAGGGTTATGTAGGTGGTTGTATGTATTTTTATAACAAAACATACATACGTAAAGGAAACAGATACGTTGAACCTATATACAACACAACACCAATGAGAGCCTTTGCATCGCTCATATATAAAGTATGTGGCGGAGAAGTATGGAGATTTAATCCTCTTGTGGTAGCGTATAGTTTTGAATTAATTGATTAGTGCATGGGCGAATTAATGAAACCTACAGATATGTCAGTGCACCCAATTAGTGTAGTAAAGGCTATAAATGATGGACTACAATATTGTTATCATCAAGGTAAATCACGGG